GTCAGCGCCTGCCGAACCGAACATACCGAGTGGATCAGAAAATCCAAACGAATAACGCTCGCGGGCCTTGTAGCGCACGTTGCCTGTATCAAAGTCTCCGTCCATGGAAGTACTCATAGGAGTACGGACAAAGTGCTTCAAACCATTAGGCACGTCAGTGGTCAGGAACCAAGCGTCTGGGTCGGTCAAGAAGTGGTTAACCGTATAACCTTCGCGAATGGTGCCGTTGCTCTCGATAGCGTTGATGTCGTTGTCAGCCGTACCAACACGCAGCTTTGTCTCTAAAAGACGGGTAGCAACGAACTGGTTAGCGGGGTGAACGATCAACTTACGAGGATTAGCAGCGATCAACAAGCCACGCTCATCTACCCATGCGGCGATCTGAATAGCAGCGGCTTCCAAAGAAGTCTCATTCAAATCAGCAGGTGTAGTAGGAACGTTGCTGTTAGTGCCACCAGACACAAGCGGATGTGATGCTGAGAACAAAGGCACACCGTCGCCGCCGGGAAAGGCAACATCGAAACCATTGTTCAAAACACCAGCAGCTTTAGTCTGCTTGGTAAACGCCATGGCACGAGCCAATGCTTTCGTGTAGCGCGAAGACAGCGAGTCGTAGAGGTTGTCCTCAATGGCCTCTTCTGTCAACGAGAAACCGAGAGCGATGGTTTCGTGGTTGTAGCGAGCGGTAAAAGCTTCTTGCCCGTTGTCATAAGCGATCGAACTGCCTTCGTTCTTAACCGGAGCGGCTGAGAATCCTGACAATTTGGTCTCTTCTTCAAACGAACGCTCAGAAGTTTCCGTATCAAAAATTTCTTTATGCTCTTCACCGTATCGTGCGTACTCCATGCCAAACAAGGCATTGAGGCCGGGAAGAAGCTCTTTCAGTAGTTGTGCGCGTGAAATAGCCATTTATGTGCTCCTTAGACGCCAGTCGTATTGTTGTACTGGTGGATGTTGATCTTAACGATCAGCTCGACAAAAGCGTCGGCACCAGTTGCGGTTTCAGGAACCACGTCAACCACACGGATAGGCAGGGTGTTTGTGGTGTTAGCAGACGAACCAAGGACTGAAACCCCTGAGTTGCCTGTATTGGTGTCGCCTGCGCCCTGAATGACAGACATGTTGGCACCAATAACCGCACGAGCAACAGCAGTAACAGCACTTGAGCCGTCAGTGGAAACAACCTTAAATACTGCATTAGGGTCGTCAACAACGTAAGCAACAGCATCAGCAGCTACAGTACCGGTAGGCCAGTTTTGAGCAAACTGAACTTGCTTGGTGGTGGGGTTGGTGTATGAACAACCAACAAAAACACCGACGGGTGAACCCGCTGTGGTGCCAGTGAATTTTTCAACAACGCCGGTTGCGACAACAGAAACCAAATCACCGTAAAAGACATTAGCTGCATAACCTGACGCGATTTTGATTTGGCGCGTGGCACCAGCGTAAGGCATACCGTCTAAACGATTGATTGGCTTGAAGCCGTAAGCAGCGCTAACAGTAGGATAAGCCATTTGTTAACTCCAATTTAAATTTAAGAACCTTTTCCAAAGCTCGTCGTGGATTTACGCTCTGTAAATAGAGGCATCCGCGGGTCACTTTGGCGCATAAAGCTGTTATCTACCGACTGTGTCTGCTGGGTACTCTGGTTAGCGTAATATTGATTACGTTGCTGGACAAGCTCTGTCGGTGATTTACACAGCATTAGACCGCCAACCTCAATGTTTCCATTTTCTCCGGATGTACGATCTATAAATAATCTCATTTGTGGTTGCTCTTCGAGGGTTACTGGCTCCCAACCTTCCCGCATTTTAGTAGACACGTTCCGAGGATCGGCAGTGTTCAGCGTGGAAATACGCACCCAACGATAAGAGAAGCCTTCCTTTTTAATGGGTTCCGGGAGTAATTCCGGGGGTTTCCATTGTTGAGGACGCTCTGCTGTTTCGCGGTTTTGCACTTCACGAGGGATACGGTTTTCAGCCATTTTGGTTCTCCAGTTCAACCATTTTCTTAGCGTAAAGCTCAAGTGGTATTCCTAACCGCTTGGCTACGTTTTGTTGCGTTTTTGTCAGTCGAATTTTCTTCGGGGCTGACGTGCGTTGTGCCGAAGCTACAACGGATCTAGGGCGACTAGCCTTCGGTGCTTCTTCCGTGCCCACTTCAATATCATCAAAGCGGTCTGAGAATGCCTTCCTCATTGCGTTGTCGATTTTCTGATAATACTCAGAACTCTTCGTATAGCCTTCACCAAACTCACGCACTAACTTATTGTGCACTCCGTAGGCAAAGCCTGTCATATCTTCATCGCCGGGGCGTTCGAACCATTTATTGTTCTCGGCCCAACTAACA